TTAGAGCTTTCGGACAGGGGTTCGACTCCCCTCAGCTCCACATACCGGCCTTAAACAAACCCCTGTGTACTTCGTCAACGGGGTATTTATGGCCGATTTCCCTTTTGCCGGATAGGCAAAAAAGAGGACCAGTCTTAATTGACTGGCCCTCTTTTTGCGCTCCAAATTACCAGAAGCGGAATTATCTTCCGGGAAACGAAATAATCTTCCACTTGGCAGTCACAGCCTTTCGTTTTCTGGTATTATCCGCTGGAAGGAGCATGGTCGAATGATTAAAATTTTACTCTCCATCCGCTTAGGCGAAAAGCGGTGGACCCAGGCAAAGCTGGCGAAGAAGACCGGAATCCGAGCAGCTACCATCAATGAGCTATACAACGAATGTACCGATCGGGTCAGTCTGAAACAGCTGGATCGAATCTGTCACGTTCTCGAGTGCGATTTGTCAGACCTCCTCGTGCGGGACGGAAGCAATCCATTTACCGAATCTGACCACCCAGCTAAGACCTAACCCTTCAGCCCTGGAGTTACCAGCTCCAGGGTTTTCTTATTCTGAGCGCCGTTTCCAGAGATTCAACTCTAACCCGATCTTAATCACTTTCTTTGTCAGGGATGTATTCCAATAGATCGCCAGGCTGACATCGTAATTCTCTGCAGATGGTATCCATGGCTTTCATCGGAAAATGCTTCACTTTACCCGTGCAAATGTCTGAGACCGTAGGAAGCCGTATGCCTGTTCTTTTGGATAGTTCCTGCTGACTAACGTCTCTGTCGGCCAGTACAACCTTCAACTTTGACCTGATCATGGCGCACCTCCTTTCTTGAGGATTGTATCACGAGTTGCGTAGAAAAGCAACACGAAAAAAGTATAAAGAATTTACGAATTTCGTGTTGACAATGTACGAATTTCGTGTATAATCTATCCTGTCGAAAGACACTGGATGCCACGAAAATAAAGGAGGAAACAACAATGACCACCATCAAGACGCAGAACTTCGGAATTGAAATCGAGCTGACCGGCATCTCCCGCCCCGTCGCCGCTCAGGTAATCGCTGACTACTTCGAAACGCGGACCACCGGCCACCGTCGCGATGGTTACGATACCTACACCGCCACCGACCGGAAGGGCCGCACCTGGAAGTGCAGCCGTGACGTCTCCATCAATCCGCAGGTTCGCCGGAACGGCCGGATCGAGAACCAGTACGAAGGCCGCACCTCCACGGATCTCCGGTGCGAAGTTGTTTCCCCTATCCTGCAGTACGAGGACATCGAGGATCTGCAGAACATCGTCCGGAAGCTGGTCGAAGCCGGAGCCTTGGCCAATGAATCCTGCGGCATCCACGTTCATGTGGATGGTGCCAACCACACAGCCGACAGCCTGATCAATCTGGTGAACCTCTTCACAGGCCGGCAGGATCTCTTCTACGAAGCGTTACAGAATGAAGACCGGGCTAACCGCTGGTGCCAGAAGACAAACAAAGAAATGATGAAGGCCATGCGGAAGGGTGAACACACCAATGAATCCATCGAGCGGATTTACTACTCCAAGCTAAACAACGGCTACGATGGAGGGATCGACCACAGTCACTACTGTGGAGCTCGGTACCGTGGACTGAACTTGCATGCCCTGTACACAAAGGGAACGGTGGAGTTTCGGCTGTTCAACGGAACCACCCATGCCGGGAAGATCAAAGCCTACATTCAGTTCTGCCTTGCCATGAGTGCCTGGGCTATCAACGCCGATGCTTCCAAGTCCTTGTTCTTCCGGGATTCGAAGAACCTGACCAAGGAGCAGAAGCTCGTGAACATGGAAGGCTTCCTGTCCAAGCGGCTCGGGATGACAGGCAAGGAATTCGCCACCGCCCGGCTGCACCTGACCGCTGCCTTCAAGACTGCCTGCTAAGAGACCACGGGCCGGCCGGGAGCCCTCAATCCCGGCAGAAAGGATTCGTAATGAACCAGAAATATGACAAAATGGCCTACGCTATTCGTTGCATCAGCAGTTTGCTGAAAAAAGTTCGCCCTAATCTGGCCGTCGACATTGCATATCGCCATGAGGACGATGAGAGTGTCCAGGATTATAGCATCCAGGAGCGTCTGTATCACAAAATCCTGTCCGGAGATGAGAACATTTACATTTGGAATGCGAGGGATGGAGTTCTCCTGTACACCGTGCATGTAACCGGTGATAGCGTATTGACCGCCTGCGCCGAACTGATGGATCTGCTCTCACGAAAGTTTTAACAACACTTGCCCGTGGGCAAAAACGCGGGCAGAAAGGATACAACAAGTTAAGGAGGACTGACGAATGAAACTGTATCTCGCCTATGGCTCGAATCTGAACAAAGCCCAGATGGCCATCCGGTGCCCAGACGCGGTGCCGGTTGGCAAGACGAAGATTCCCGGATACCATCTGGTTTTCCGGCGCGGTGTGCTCACTATCGAGCCCTGCCCCGGCGAATTCGTCCCGGTGGCTGTCTGGAAGATCAGCGAAGAAGATGAGAAGTCTCTTGACCGCTACGAAGGATTTCCCCGGTTCTATGTGAAGCAGAACTTCGTGATCATGCTAAGCAAGAAGCAGAACGGTGTCCGGCCTGATGAGTATCTGGAGGCCATGGCCTACATTATGAATGACGGATTCCGGATCGAGGCACCCAGGGACTATTACCTGCAGACCTGCGCGAAGGGCTGTGATGACTTCCAGATCGATAAGGGCCAGCTGTTCAAGGCCGTCAAGGAAGCGAAAAAGGGAGAGGAGGTGTGGAAATATGGCAGGAAGCTCAGTCGGTAAGAAGGCTGTGATTCACTTCCGGTCACGCCATGAGACCGGCAATGTCTACTGGATCATGGGCGCTGTACGGCAGCAGATGCAGAAGGAGCGCCGGATCACGGACTGGAATAACGCTTGGGAGCGGATCCAGAACACGAACTACGCCGGAGCCATTGCTATCATGCGGGAGCTGGTGGATCTGATCGATGATGACGGGGTGATGTGAATGGCAAAGCGGAAAGAACCCTGGCTGGTGTACTTCCTCGGAGGGAAAGAGATTCTCCGATATTCCCTCCGGGGCACCTTTCAAGGAGAAAGAGATGCCACTGTTAAGCTGCTGGCCAGCGAATATGATGTACCTGCCAGCACAATCTATTTCGCCGTTATAGCGGCCTGAGGTGGAAACATGAGGGAACCGAAAGAAATAGCTAAAAAGATGCTACAGAACAGCCCGGAGCGTAAAGAAGCTGAAAAGATGATGGGCAAAGACTTCGATTCGATGAAGCCTGAGGAACGCGCCACCGCAGCCACAGTGCTTTCAGCTTTCGATGGAGTCTGGCAGAAAAAGCTGGTTTATCACCGTGGTTATATGGTCGAATGGATTGAACACCAAGAAGCATGGAGGATCTGTGCGGAGGAATCCAAGGGAGATACTATCGCCTATGTGGACAGTCTGGAAGAAGCCATTCGCCAACTGGACAAAGAAGAGCAGGATCTATATCTCGGGAGTGATGAGGGTATAGAAGTCGAATACTGCAACGTCTGCAATAACGAGATCGAACTCCGCTGGGATATCAACCGGGACGGCTTCCAAGCACACTGCCCGGTGTGCGGCTCCCGCTTGATGCTCTGCGATGCCTGCGCTCACCGGCACGGTGAAGCCTGTTCCGATTGTGACTACGAGTTCTGGCATGACAAAGAATATTGTCGCTTCCGGCGTCCGGATGACTGGTGGAAGGAGGAAGACAATGAACGCACGCTGGGTTGAGGAAGCAAAGCGGGAGCAGGCGCGGCGGGATGCAAAGAATCTCCGCTTCCAACGCCCCATAGCCAAAGAGCTGAATTTCCATACCATCAACGAGGAGCTTTACGAGATACAGGAAGTCTGCTCTGATGTCCAGTGGATGACGGAGGATGACGAACGGTTAGACAGCCTGTTTGATGGAGACAATGAGGAAGCCTGGGAGTTCCGGATAGCTTTCTCCGATTTGAAGAGTGATTGTGGAAAGATGCGGAACGAGATGAACGCCGTGGAAGTTTACGATGAGTACGAAGAGGAAAACGACATCGGCCCGGAGCCAACCTGGGATGATGAGCCGAGCGATAATGTACCGCGGATCTTCGATCTCTTCTTCCCAGCCATCGATGGAGATGATGGCTACCTTGGCTTCGATACATACGAAGGCGATTACTTCGGCCTGAGCTATTACGAAGGCGAAGCCGCCCGAAAGCTGGCCCGGAAGAAAGTCACCAGGCTGACGAAGGAACAGCTGCTGGATGCTGCTGGCCAGTGCATGAAAATCGCTCGTCAGTATCTGGCAATCAAGTACCGGTATCACTGTCTGAAGTCGGCGATCGATGTACTCAGCCAGGAGAACCTGACCATGCTCCGGATCGTGAAAGGCATCGAAGAAGCATATGACAAAGCGGAAAACGATACGGAAGGCTTCAAATACTGCTTCTTCCAAGAAAGCCTGAGAGACTTCGAAAGCAAACTGTCAGAATTACCGGATAGAATCTGGATCGAATAAAGGAGAACAAGCATGAACTACTGCATTCTTCTGGACGCCATCGAGAACAGGGCAAAGATTATTCAAGTTGAGAATGAGTCGATCCTGCAGACCGCTTACCACCTGATGGACTGCGATACGGTGCAGCTTGTGCCGCTTTATCCGGACCGCCTGCCGAAAGGCTACGGAGCGGTTTGCGATGAGGACATGTTTGGAAAGACTTTGTTCTTCAATCCGCTGGCTTCTTGGCTGTACGGATGCGATGATCACGGAGCACCGATCGCAAACAACGTGGTCATCTTCAAGGTATCAGGCGAAGATTTTGTCTGGATGGCAGAAGACGAAGCCAGAAAGATCGCGGATGATCTGAACGCCAGAGCGGATGAGGTCTTTGATTTGACAATAACCAAAGCGATGGCCGCACGACAATAGCCGAATTCCTGCCAGATTTAAGCCATGAGGCCCCTCTGCTGTTCCGGACGAAGAAATACTCGTCCGAAGGTAGAGGGGCCTTCTCACACAAAACAAGCCGCATTCTATGCTACACCAGATAGGAACCTACCAGAACCCATCTAAATTTGAAAAAACAGTCAATGCCTCTATTTCGGTCAGAAAGGCTCCTGTTTCGCGTTTGGACTTTGGAATGAAGAATCTACCACCTGCGTACCCAGAGGCACCTCAGCGCCAAAACTGAACCGAATCTGATAGGCCCTTGCGTGTTATGCGACACTGCAAAACAAAGAAAGACCCTCCCGGATTTTTCCGAGAGGGTTTTCGTCTGTTCTGATATTCAGTTTCCGGCAACCACTTTCGCCTGCTCGAGCTTCAGCTCTTTTACCATGGCCTCAATCAGGGCCCGGGTGGTATCTTCAATCTGTTTAGGATCAAGGATATATCCCTGCTTGTGCAACAAATCCACAACATACTCCAACTTCTCCTGTCCTTGGTTGGAATTGTACATCTGATCAGCCGCATAGACGGCGGTCTTTACCGCGATCCGGAGCAGCTCCATCTGATCGGTGTTGAGTTTTCCTTTCACGGCAGGAATGACGTACCTCATCAGGATGCCGAAGATCAGCGTGATCACTACCAGGATAATTTTTGTCAGATCGATTTGCATGGTTTCGTTTCTCCTTTCACTCTTCTCAGCCCACGCTGAGGAATTTACTCATCATGTACCAGCCCTTCCGGTGACCGTAGGAAATCTTGGACCACTGATTTCCTTTTTTGTCGATGGAATAGTTGTACACCAGCATCTCCACCTTGGATCCGGAAGGCACTTCGTCATACAGATTGCATCCGGTGTTTGGCTCTGACCTCATCCGGACAGGCATTCCGTTCTCGCTCCAGACGTCGTATAGGATGCCAGCTGGTTCCAGTTCCGAAGCAGGCCCTGGCGCTTCCTCCCGCAGGAAGCAGGCCATCATCCAGCCAGATTTCCCGTGATACTTCACATAGGCCCAGCCGGCGCCGTTGTCCTTCTGCCAAATCACGGCAGCGCCCACCGGCACACGATCCACCAGCGGGGCATGCTTGCTGGCCTTCGTACGAAGGTTCACAGGTTTTCCGTTCTCGGCATAGACAAACATGGTCTTGGTGGCGAGAACGGGCTCCGGCACAAGTTCAGGCACAGGTTCCGGCGAAGGACTACCGTCGTAGTCCACATCCTTCAGCCTGCCCCAGCAGGCCCATTTGCCAATTTTGGTGTCCACCGTGACGCATCCGGACGCGGAGGACGCATGGATAATACGAAGAGGATTCACGCTGTCCACATATCCGATATGGCTGAGGCTTCCAGGATCCTTCCCGTACCATTTGTTGTCCTGGTCAGCATCCGTCCATGCCTTCAGTTTGAATACGGCCATGCCTGGCCGCAGTTGACTCTCGCTCGTGAGCGTCCCGGCCTCGGAGCAGTAATCATGGTAGATCGTGTTGCTGCCATGATAAATCTTCGCGCCCTGATCCCGGTACATCTTCACGAACAGGCCGGAGCAGTCGATGCCGTTCTGGTCATTGGTTCCAGGGCTGACATAAGGCCAGCCCATACAGGCATTTGCGGATGCAGATAGCTTCGAAACACTAAGCATCAGCCATTTCCTCCTTTTCCATCATCATCGCTTACATCGCCTTTTTCATCGCCATCATCTTCCTTTTGACCACCGGAAATGCTCTGACCGACGCCCTTCAGATCCAGCTCGATCTTTGATCTCTCCAGACCGGTCAGCAGGATCTTCTCCGTCTTGCTGTTGTCGGTGTAGGAGATCGTGTCCAGAGCTTTGTTGGCTGTTACCACCAGCGCCAGATAGAAGCAGGGCATGGACGCTTCCGGTCTCAGATAGATCAGCACGGCGATAACCAGCATATACAGTCCCCAGAACCAGGCGCCGTATCTGGCCAGCCATTTGGAGAACTGCTGTTTCGGGTCAACGCGCTTCATAGCCATCACACCTTTTTGATCAGTCCATTGGTATATTTCTGCAGATCGTCCCTGGCCCTCTGCATCTGATCAGCGTTTCCATTATGCAACTCGTGGTCCAGAATCGCCGTCAGGGCGTCAGCTGTCACCTGCATGCCGTCCTTGATCGTTTCGGTAGAGCCGTTAATGCTTTTGATCGCGGAGTCATGGTTATCAAGTCGATTCTTATCGGTGTGCAGCTTTGTCTCGATATCCTTGAATCGTGGCTCCAACTTTTCCAGCACCTTCTCTGCGATCTCATCGGTTAGATCTTTGCCGGCCAGCTTGGTTTTCTTTTCCTTTCGCTCGTGTTCTTTCCGAGCGATTTCAATCACCTTGTGAACGAGAACTACGATTGCACAGATCCCCAGAAGCACCAGCACCGTGTTCCAGAGCATTTCCGGGGTGATGCCTTCAATTGGCTGCACCTGAGCCATAGTCTTCACCGCCATTTCTGAAATTGTATTTGGGATATGAAAAAAGCGCCGGACTTACTGTTCCGGTGCCGAATGTCTGATGAGGACGTAATCCTCACATATCTTTTCTCGTAGGGCTATACAGTCCGTATGTTTCAGCAGACCGAGATAGCTCTGCATCACATCCAGGGCGTAGTCCAGCTCAACCTCCCGGTTTGCGTAGGCCTTCTTAACATAGTCCAGATGCTGTTTCATCTGCAGGCTGGAAGACTTTCGAAGCGTAATCCTGTCTGGCGAGATGATCCGGCCAACGAATTCCACTCCTTCGTCATATCGCATAACTGCAGTCTTGTTGTTCAGCTGCAGGCCCATGTTCTCCTGCAAAAAGTCATCCATCGCGCCCAGCGCGTCCCAGACTTCCTGCTTGCTGTCTCCCATGAGGATGGAATCGTCCATGAACCGGATGTGCTTTGGAATCCGGATAATCCGTTTCATGAAGTGATCCATCGGTGTCAGCACGACATTAGCCGTCATCTGGGATATCAGACTGCCGACCGGCATTCCGATACCAAAGATTCTTTCGCACTCGGTCGGGTCGCTGAATTCCAGCGGCAGGCCTGTCGGGCGTCCATCTCCTTTGATGCAGGTTTCCAGAAACCACATCATATCTGGATCATCCAGAGGCTTTCCCAGCTCCCGGAGCTGAACCTCATGCGGAATCCGGAAGAAAAATTTCGCCACATCGGCCTTGCCGACCCATTGGTTCTTCCCAGTCAGTCTGGCAATCCGCATCCACTGCTGCAGCTGCTTGCATGCCTTCACCTGGCCCATGCCGGGGATGGAGCCGTAGCTATGCTCATACATGCTCTTGACGTAGATCGGCCAGAGAACATTGTATGCCGCGCAGTTGACCACCCGGTTTTTGAATGGCCAAGCGGTAATGATCCGCTTCTTCGGGAAGTATTCATAAAATTCGAAGGCTCTCCCAATCTCGTAATCCTTCCAGATCAGATGGTTAATGCCATCGATGAGATTTCCTTCAAGGTTGGCTGTATAGGCCAGTACCTCAGGCTTGTAGCGTTTATTTCTCTGCGCTAGCCGGTATCCGTCATACTGATTTTCGTAGGTTACGAACCTGTCAAAAATATGTTGGTACTTTTCCATGCAGCCTTCCTTGACCGCTCTAATGCATCCGAAGAGGCAATAAAGCTAAAGATTTTTCTTCCAGGTCATCCTGAACGAGGAGACAGATCCCTTTACCTGCACGGCGCGGGAAGGAAGCCCGTGAGCTTCCAACATCATGACCGGTTATGTTACAGCAGGTATAGCGGAGCGGAACCCGACGTGGCCGAGCACGTTCGACCGAGCATTGTTGCCGTTGAACGAGGCAAAACCGTAGGCGGTGTAGTTGTAGGCGCCGCCACGGATGAAGGAGCGCCGCAAACGTGATCTGTACCCTATGACTTCGGCCTGCCGTTGACGGATTTGATCAGACCTCCGATCATCTTGCCGATTTCGACTGTCTTAGCCTCCCAGACACCGTAGGTGTGTTTGGAGATGTATTTCAGCCGAAAGCTGACGCGGAGATAAATCTGCAGTTTGGTATTCTCGATGTCCAGGTTCTCCAGCGTGGTTCTCTTCGTGTATCGTTTATCCTCTGTGATCGTAAGCTCGAGGATGTTGTTCATGCAATGCCGGATATCTTGAGCAAGGGAGAATTTCTCCGCTTTCGGAAACTGGTTCAGCATGGGATAGCCATATTCCATCATGTCCTGTACCTTCTGCAGAAGCTTGAAGTCTTCTGTGGCCATCCCAGCACCTCCTGAACCGATATACTGCAGAACGCAGTATATCGGTAGAAAGCACCGTTTTCAAGGATGTTTGGAAGAGTATTCCGTGTCATGGAAGGAAATTACGGAATACGTAATTTGGGGCTCAAAAAATTTCCGCGCTTCGCGCGGAAACTAATCACCGCTATCGCGGTGATTTCAGCTTGCAGTTAAGCAGCTGGCAGCTTGACATAAGCGGAGCGGAACCCGACGTGGCCGAGCACGGACGACCGAGCACCGCCGCCGCTGAACGAGGCAAAACCGCCGGCGGCGTAGCGGTAGGCGCCGCCACGGATGAAGGAGCGCTCTTTCGATGCGTTATTGAAGTAGCAATTATGGCCGGTAATAATGGAACCGGACTTCGGCATCATGCCCAGCGCGATCAGAACGTTCTTTGCATCGTCTCCGATGCTCGAACCAGCAACACAGTTGGAGAAGGTGCAGCTGTGTTCGCCGCGTGCGGAATCGGTGATGGTGGCCGCATAAGTCAGCTTGTTGCTGACAAAGTCCATCTTGATGGAGTTGGATGTCGTGCCGCTTCCGTCAGGAGTCATCAGCTCGCCGGTGGTGGCGTTGATCGCCTTCCACTCAGCGGAGGATTCGCTCTGACTGTGATCGCTGTCGGCGGCATTATTGTTCACGAGAACCTGCAACTCTCCGTACACCATCCGAATGCCGCCAGTCCACTCCCAGACGTTTCCACACAGATCCGCGATGCCGTCCAGCGTCTGATCGTGATACCAGGTCAGGGGGCCGGTACCAGTTCGCGTCCGATCAGCGTAATGCGTATCATCGGTCGTGGCAGGCAGCGCCTTGTAGTTGGACTCGGAGGTATGTTTGCCATAGCTGTTATTACCCAGAGGGATGAAGCCGTTATTCTCGCACCAAGCAATCAGGGCACCCCATTCGAAAGCGGTCATCAGATGCCATCCATCACCTTTCGCGGAGCATGCGGCAACGGACTGATCGAAGTTGATGCTCGTTTTCGGATCCTGCCCGGGAAGAGAATAGGCTCGGCCGTTCATGACGATGTTCTGGTACTTGCTGATGTAAATCTCATCCACCTCAGTCCCGTTTACGATAAAGGCCGGATGTGTGGCGGTGGAATCACCAAGACCCAGCTGGGCATAGGTCATTTTCGGGATCCGAACCATAACGGAAGGCATGCCTTGATCGTCATACAGAATTTCATTGCTGGGGCAGACAGCTTTCAGCGCCATTGCGCTCAGATCGAAGTTAGCCATTGTTGCTTTCCTCCTTTACTTCACGGCCCACAAACTGAGGGTGACTTTATCCAGATCCAGAGGGACGGGCGTGGGCGTTTCGGGCGCTTCACCTTCCTGCACCGGCTCGTGGTAAATGTACTCCCGGGCCGGGATGTCGATCTCTGCCACATAGGCGCGTCCGGCAGCGGTGCCGATCACCAGACAGCCGTCAGCATCGAAGCACACATCGATGTGCACAGGCCAGTCTTCCTCCCGTTTAATCAGGTTGATGGTCAGGTCATCGTCAAAGCAGATCGCCTTTTTCTTTGCGGTGCTCGTGACTTCATAATTTATCTTCGGGCCTTCGTTCTTTTCCACGATAATCATTTGTCATATCCTCCAATCACTGCATAACCTACCGTCACGCGGGATGCGCTGCCGGTGAATTCGATCTTGAAGCCGTTGACCTGCCGTTCGAAGATTTCAATCTCACCGATGTTTCCACCGCCTGCGGCAGTCTTACTGACCACCACGACCACATAGTTCAGATTGTCTCTCTTATTGACCAGGGCCACAGACTTCTTCGAATTGTTGAACGGGAAAGACTGCGAATTAGTCAGGGTCACCGTCCCGGTTTCCTGTACGGTAGCCTCTTCAAGGGCAGCTAGACGGTTATCGTCTTCCCAGCCTTTTTCGCGAACAGCCTGCAGAAAAAGAGCATGCGCGATGTGCGCATCCATGATCCCGTCTTCCATCTTGTTGAAGTTGACCGCACTCTGAGGGGTGCCTTCAACATACACCTTCCCGGTGACTTTTGTGTGGGTAATCGTACCGTCAGCGTTCGCCTTTTCCGTATACCGGTTTTCGTACTGATCGGTTTCGTCCACCCAGAATGTCCGGTTATACATCAGCTTTCCTCCTCCGTGATCTCAAAGTCGAACCACTGCAGCAGGTTCGTTTCCGCTGTCTCCAGCACAACGCTGATCGCTTTGGTGGCCCAGACCTGGCCATCGGTATTGATCAGCCGAACGCCGGTGATCGTGCAAGCGATTCCAGGAGAAATCTGCACCTTGATCCGGGCTATCCCGCCCGAGGTTACCTCCTTGCTCACCAGCGCCGCGTCATACCAGGAGCCGCCCTGCTGGTATTGCGCTTTGTAGATCCGCTTTTTGATGTAGTTGCGCAGATCCGTGAAGGCTGCAGTTTGCAGCATGGTCCATCACCTCCTCAGAATAGTGAATTGATCGGCGTCCCGCATTTGCGGATGCCGTAGCCGACAGATACAGACGCCGCGGAGACTTCAACGCCTCCGCTTTCTAGGTCTCCATGGGTGGCGTAATTTGGATGTGTTCCGGCGGTCACCTGCCCGGTGACAGGCACCAGGTACTTCGGCCCATCCGCTTCCGTTCCGATGACGATATTCTCGTGGGACTTATCGCCATGGGTGGAATACCTGGGAACAGTGCCGGCCGCTGGCACGTGATACCGGATCGTGTCACTTTTCTTCGTTTTGACCACGATCCTGCACCGAATTCGCAGGATGGGATAGCCATCTACATGCGCCCGTACCGGCTTGAAAATGTCGATCATCCGGACGGCTTTTGAGAAGTTGATCGATCCTTCGGCATCCGTGCTAAGAAGCACACGGAAGTATCCAGGCTCGCCTCCGTACTCAAACCATTCCTCAACGGTGGTGTCCGGCCATACGTCCTGCAGTGCGGTCTTGACGGCCGCAACGGTTCCCAGTCGTTTCCGCACGTGCCAGTTGCTAAGGATCTGCTGCCGCTTGGTGGCAAGGTTCGCGTCGAAATCGTACCAGTCTACCTTGCAGTCTTTGGCCAGAATGTCAAGCAGGTCTTCCGGCAACTCATCAATGTGCTGAAAGATCGCCGGAGCGTTCACATCTCCGGCACCGTCCTCCGTGATCCAGCCGATCAGCTGAGCCAGGCTGTACATCTCATCATCCCTGGCCAGTACGCCGGGTAGAACGCTGAGCATGCTTTCCTGCGTGATCCCTTTACTCATCTTCGTAGCCCCCATTCACAAGGTTCAGGGTTCCGAATTTCGCCAGTTGCGGGATGTAGTCTTCTGGCACCGCCTTGGTGGGATCCAGCACAAAGCCGTTCTGCAGAACGCGGTAGGTCGGAGAAGTGATCACAGTCCGCTTTGCTCCGGCTTCCACCACCATCTGATTCAGCTTGCTCGGGTTGATGTCCCTACCGATCTTCGCGTTCTGCCACTTGATGAAATTCTGCACCGCGGCTTCGATATTTGCCTGGATCGTTGCCGCACTCTCGGTGGAGTCCCGGCTCAGATAGTAGGTCATGTCAATGTCGTAGATAACTTCTTCCGTGTCCTCTGCGCTGACCTTGTCCGTCAGAGGCCGGATAGTTTCATCGTTGCAGGCTTCCAAAATCGCGGCTTTTATCTCGGAGGAAGCGAGAGTACCGTCATCCATGACTGCGTAGATATGGACCACACAGGGAGCAGGGGAGTTGACTACAATATCCCGGATCTCCGCGGAAACCTGTTTGGCGTAATATTCATAAGCACCTCTGGCTCCCGCAGATGTATATGCATCCTGCCCGGTCTGAAGCAGCTCATAAAACTCATCGTCCGTGGCGGTATTGCTGCCGCCGTCCGACATCGTAACATTCATCACGCTGGAATAGTATTCGAAGAGGTCAACGGCGGTGTTCAGCTGCCCTGCAACGTATCCATTTCCGCCTGTGCCTGCTGTCTCGCAGGTGGCCGTCACCTGGGCAGTGGTTTCTCCGACCGGCACGTACACATCCTCATCCGTGGCGAATACGATCTTCTGGTCTGTGGTGGTGACCCGTGTGCCTTCGGGAATCAGAATCGCGGTGGTCTGAGCCTCAGAGATCGTGAACTCCAGCGTGACCGTCGCCGATTTTGCCTGTGGCCGTTCCTTGACGAAGAAGATCTGCGCCAGATTGTCCAGCCCTTCGCCGACCGCCTTACTCGGTATGTTCTGATTCCCGGCAAAGTTGATCTGCTCGGCCAGCAGCACCATGGCAGCTGCCACCCACTGGATGAACAGTTTTTCCGGGCTGGCCGGATGCACCGTACGCTTCGTGATGCCTTCGTATTTTGCGGTCAAGGTGTCCACCATGGTCTGCGGATCCGCGTCCACGAAGATGTAAGGCGTTGTATCCCTACTCATCGTCAATCACCTCCAGAATCGGGTTCAGAATGCCTCGCATGCCGTCCGATACCTCAAACCGGATATTGTTCAGACGAACATCCGGCATGTACCTCCGCAGGGCTTCCGTGACCGCCAGCGTGAAGGCAGTCTGCGCGGCGTTGATCGGTATGTGCTGGTAATCGTTGCTCACGCCGAAATCACGGTACATGGGACATTCGCCCTTGATCGTGCAGATCAGGATGTAGAGCTCCTGCACCTTTGCGTCCTGCTCAGTTTCGGGGGCCAGGGAAAGATTCATTTTCTTTGATGTGTCAATGATAATCACGCTTTCGGCCTCCTTTCTATCCGGCGTATTCCTTCAGGCTGATCTGAACCTTGTACTCTGCAGGTGTGCCATCCTTGTAGAACAGCTCCGTATTAAAGCGCAAGCTTTCTATAACCCATTGCGTCCCGATTGGACTTGTTCCAAGAACAAAAATGACAGCCTTTCCCTTCTCAAGCATCGTGGTCAGCTTTTTTCTCCATGTTTCCGGATTTTCTCCGAGCCATGCGGAGAACAACACCTCGAAGCTGATCTGTTCCGGATCGACACCAGTGAACTCCAGGATCCCTTTCTTGGCCACCAGCTTGTGCGTGGAGTAGTTCGCCTTATTGGAACGGGACAAGTTGCTGATTGTCCGGAAGGTTTTATCCGTAACCTCGAAAGTCACATCTCCAAGCATTCCAGTTTTCATTGGTTTATGCACCCCACAATATACCCGTGAGAATCGCTTCCGGATGGAAAGAGGCAGATGGCTTTGTCATTTACACGAGGGAACCACTGGATGTGTCTCACCCGGTGAGAATGACCGCCATCCCAGTCTGTTTCATCGCCCTGTAGGCTGCCGCCGAGGGAGTCTTTGATGTCACCCCACTTTTCAGCAGGATGATGCTTGTGCGAGGCGTATTCCGTGTGCATCTCCGAGGCAATGTTGCCCCATTCTGGGAACTGCGCCACGTAAAGCCAGTCAGAAATAATGCCCTGACTGATGAACTTCACACGGGCCTTGGTCTTGTCCGTATTCACGTACGTAACGGTGCCAATCCGTACAATCTGTCCGCTGCCAAGGGTGTAATCGTCGCTTTTGCTCAGGTGGTTGCTAAGATCACCGCCCAGCTTGATCTCGGTGGTGTAGCCACTGGAACTCAACTTGTGTTTCGCGTACTTGATCGGATGCTTTCCTGTCCAATAACCGAAATCTTT